TATTACAGTCCTTATCACGGAATAGCAGCAACAGCAACAAAGATAAATTCTACTCATTGGATATGGAATTTTCATTTTGGAGGAACATTAATTCCATTAGGTTCTTTAGGTTCAAGTACTCTTGAAATTGGTCAATATCCAACAGCAGACAACCAATTTACTAAGGCAGTTGAAGAATTAGATTCCAATGGAGTAGGAACTGGAAGATGGCATAGATTTAGGGTTGCTGTAAATCCTACGTCTTTAGGTGGTGGTGAAGATTGGAGAAGGACAGTAAATGGTAGTTATCATTTTGCTGTTTGTGTTCAAAGAGCAGATAGACCTCCAGTTCCAACAGAAACTACTGTTATAAGAGATACAACAACAACAAGAGGTGTAGGAAGTGGCTTAAAAGTTGCTGTGACTACAAAAACAGATGGTTCTAATACATTTAAGAGATTTGCTCTTCATGCTTCAGGAGATGGTTATTTTGATGGAGACAAGGCAACTATTGATAATGAAAGTCCAACTATTACTTTAGATCTTATAGGAAAAGAAAAGCCAAGTAATGTTCCTGATGTAGATGAACATTCAGATTGGTCGGACGATGGAACTGCTGGTCTTTATACAAATTATTGGCAGGTAACTAAACATAATCGTAATACTGCAATAGCTGATTATTTCTTATTTGATGCAGAAAAATCAAGTCATGAACAAGGTAGTGAGCATGAGGTGACTTATATAAATGAGATTGTTCATGAGGACATTGGTAATGTACCTCAAATTAATTATGAAAAACTTGCAATAGGTGGAATAAGAATGGGAGCATCGGCTTCTGTTAGTAGTTTTAATTCGTTTTCAGCTTTTATACAAGAAGGAATAAAAGTAGATCGTTTAATTCCAGATGCAAATCCTAATCAAAATGATGATAACGGAGATCCTATTTATTTAGATAGAGAAACTAATACTGACAACTTTATTGCTACCGATGATTTTGTAGAAATAGTGCATGATTTATTAACTAATACTGTTTATGGTGCTGGTGATCTTGTAGGTCATGATGGTGTTGATCGCAGGAATATGATTGAAGGGGCTAGATATTGTAGGGCTAATGGTTTCCATTGGAATGGCGTTATTGATCGTGCTTTTAATTTAAGAGAATTTATTTTTGAACACGCTGCTTATAATTTTTTAGATTTTTCTATTTTAGGTGGTCGCTTTAGTCTTAAACCAAGTTTTCCTATAAACGCAGATTATACAATTAATTACAATGCAACTATTGATAACAAAGGAATTGAGATAAAGGCGTTATTTACTGATGGAAACATGAAAGATATAAAAGTTACTTTCTTGACTCCAGAAGAAAGAAAAATGTTTAAAGCAACTGTTATCTATAGGAATGACAAGAGAAATAGCAAAAATATAGCTGGTTTCCCTGAAAATATTTCTAAGACTTATGCTTACAATCCAAATCCATCTGTTGTTTTGCCTCAAACTTTTCGTCCTACAGCAGAAAAACTTCCAGAAGAGGTGTTTGATTTAAGTAATTGGTGTACGCATGAAAAACACGCAAAATTGTTTGCTGCTATTGCTTTAGTTATAAGAAAAGAAGTAGATCATGGGATCGTTTTTCAGACCCCACCAAGTTCTGTGTTCGGATTGATGGCAGGTGATTATATACGAGTGTTAACAGAGGCGACACATACAAGTCGATTTAACAATGGAAGTATTGACGACAAAGGAAAAGTTATTTGTAGATCAACAATATCTGGTGAAATAGATGTTTATGTTTGGAGTCCAGGAACTTTAGGTGGCATAGAAAAGAAAAAATTTGCTGTTAATGCTAGTGGTACTAATACAGCAGGGTTGAAAAATAAGTTGTTTGCCCAAGTTGACACTACCGAGGAAGATAGAGTTTACAAGGTTGAATCTATTACTTACGGTGAAGAAGGACTAATTCAAATAGCAGCTAGTCATGTGCCTTTAACAGATGACAATAAATTGGCTGTATTAGAACATTCAAATCCTGATAACGAACCAGTTTTTGAATCTTATTTTCCTGAACTAACAATTTAATGGCTGTTCCTTTTCCTCCTGATCTTCCTGCTCCATCGGCAAGAAGTTATTCACCTGGTGAATATCCCCAAGTCGAATTTGAAGCTCAAAATGGAGTAAAAACTGTTATTCGATATGGAAAGAATAGAATCAATTCTTCATTATCATTGTCATATAATAATATTTCTGATGATTTGGCAGGACATATAATTTCTAACTATGTTGCGGTGATGTCTGTTTACGATTTTGTTGAATTTGAAAATAGTAAAGCTATGGAAGGGATAGAAGATACACAGGCTGGTTCAGGAGAAGCTTTGAGAAAATACATGAAAGAAGCACCTGATTTTTCTGCTCAAAAATGGCGATATGATGGCCCTCCCACGGTGACAAGTGTCTACCCTGGACGTAGCAATGTTGAATGTAAATTTGTTGCTTGCCTCGATTCGCCTTAGAATATAATGACTGTTTAATTTAAAGATTGTCGTGAGTTACTATTCAGGCAGTGATGGCTTCCTAAAAGTCGATGGAACAAATGCTGCAACTGTTACTACATGGAGCTTTACTGCATCACAAGAAACCTTAGATGTCACAACATTAGGTGATCTTGATAGAAAACTTATAGGTGGAATTCGTAGTATTTCTGGTTCTGCTTCAATCTCTTGGTATTCCGCTTCAGGTGATACTGCTGCTCAGACTCAAGCAAGTACTTTATTAAAGACAATAGTTAAAGCTGATGGCACTGCATCTACTAAAGTGACAGGCCAAGATTACAACACCTCTTTAGAATTAGGGATAACTAATTCTGCTGCTGCTGATGAGAGTATAACGATGGGAGTCATCCTAACTAGCATTGCAATGACAAGTAGCCAAGGAGAAGTACTTTCTGCCGAAGTTTCATTTGAAGCAACTGATCATCCTTCTGCGCTTACTTTCTAAATGCCCACCTATTTAGGTAGTGGAGGGTTCATTGAACTCAAAAGAACATCAATGGAGCATTCTTTAAATGCTTCAATGGTTCCTAGTGATGTAAATACTTCGAGAAAAAGATTCTCTGTTAATGGTGTAAAAGGAAATCTTATTACGGGTGATAGATTATCAATATCAAGAACAGATGGATCTGGAAACTTAGAATTAGTTTCTGGTCATAACGCAAGAGATGGTAGTTGGTTCGTTCATGTTGATGATTTAGGAGGATTGCGACTTTATACAACTTTTGCACTTGCAGTGGGTGGGACAAAAGCAAGTGCTTTAACTTTGGTTACTCCTTCTGGTAATCAAGAAATTTCAATGATTTCAAGAAATAATAATTACAGACCTTTAGCAAGAATTGAAGAATATGAGTTCACTACACAAAGAGATCAAATAGAAATCAGTCAATTAGGTGATGCGTTTAAGAGGCAATATGATAATGGGATGATTCAAGGGCAAGGATCAATGACTTGTTTTTGGGAACATAGGTATGTAGCAACAGATGCTGATTATTCAACTGGTCAAGAATTTTCTAGTTATTTGGCTCGTTTGATTTTACGAGTTAATCAAGGTGCTGATTTTATTGGTCGATTTTTTCTTTATAGAGAATCTGCTGCCTCTGCTAATAATGCTTGGTATGAATGTACAGCGCAAATAACAAGCTGTAGTGTTTCAATCCCTAATGTTGGAATAATAAAAACTCAAATTGATTTTATTACTACTGGAGAGTTTAATCTTCAAGTAGGTGCAACACCTGGATATATTTTGCAAGAATCTACTGATTACATATTGCAAGAAGATGGAAGCAAACTGTTCTTAGAAGATGATGCGACATAATAGATAAAAGGTATAAACTGTCCCTAAAGACCAAGAGTTAAATGGCTGATCTTCAAATAAGTCAACTGCCTCAGTTACTTGAAGCAGATTTAGCGGCTGGAGATGAATTAGCCGTTGTAGACGGCAGCGCATCGGAAACCAAACGAATTACAGCTAAAGCTTTAGTAGAAAGAGGTGTTGCTTTAATTGATGCTGGCTCAATTCCAGGTTCAGCACTTGCGGCTTTAGGAGCAAATACTGTTGTAACAGCAAGTATTACTGACCTAAATGTTACGACAGCAAAGATCGCTAATGCAGCAATAACAAATACTCAGATAGCAAATACATCAATAACTGGAGCAAAATTAGCAAATAACACAATTACAGCTACACAAATAGCAGCTAATGCAATAGGTGCAAGTGAATTAGCTGATGACGCTGTTGATACTGCTGCGATTTTAGATGCAGCAGTTACTAACGATAAGATTGCAAACGCAACGATTGCTTATGCGAAGTTAAATCTTAGTAATGCAGATATCCCTGGTACAAAAATTGCTGATAATTCAATAACAGCAGGACAGATCGCCGCTGATGCTGTTGGTGCTAGTGAACTCGCCAATGATGCTGTAGACACAAATGCCATAGCAAATTTAGCTGTTACGTCAGGGAAGTTAGCAGCTAATTCTGTTACTGCATCTAAAATAACTGATGGTGTTATTACAGGCGCAAAACTAGCAACTGGAACAATTACGGCTACTCAAATAGCGGCTAATGCTGTAGGTGCTAGTGAATTAGCGGATGACGCTGTAGATACAAATGCAATTCTTGATGATGCTGTAACTGCTGCAAAACTTGCGGCAGGTGCTGTCGATACAACAGCGTTAGGTGCTGCGGCTGTAACTGGAGCAAAAATTGCTAATACAACAATTACAGCGGCGAATATTGTTGCTGGAACAATTACTGCTACTGAACTTGCAGCAGATTCTGTTGGTGCTAGTGAAATAG